GTGTCAAGTCATACGATATATCTGTAATTTCAAATGACATCCTTGGTAATTTTAAAGCTACACGTGTATCATTTTGTAAGCTAGGATTTTCACGTATTCTTTCAAGATACTTAGACTTTGGTGCATAAGCTAGTGGAACTTTTAGTTGGTTTAATACACCACCAGAAGAATCCTTACGTACTACATACAGGTTATTAAAGATGCGACCGAATATCGCAACTGATTTTCTAATTCTTTCATGATAAAAATAACCTGTAAACATTATTGATTCTCCGGATCACCAAATGGATTATCTTCACTGAAGTTTAAGAAGTCATCAATTGTAGTATCGGTAAAGTCATCGTTCTGTTCATTTTCAGACATACGATTTTCTTGTTCTACACTAATAACTTCAAGTCCAGTAGTTGCAGATTTTGTTACATTTAGTACTTGTCTATTTACTACAAACTCACGAAAATTTCCATCATCTGCACCGACATGTCCTACATAAAGATATCTAGCTGAATCACCATCAGAATCGAGTGCATAGCTTAATACTTCACCACGAATTTTTACACCATTCGATAATGTCTGAGTAATATCATCTCCTCTTTCATATGTGCTATCAGCTAGGATACCACCGAGTATTGATACTGTAGGTGCATTATCATAGAAATTTCCACTATCTGTTATTATAAGATCTGATACTTTACCGGCATTCGAATCAATAAGTGCATATGCCGCACCTCTGAAATCAGCAGGTGTGCCGGTAGGATCATCAACAATCAAAGTTGCTGAATCCATGTATCTACCTTTGTTGATAATATTAAAAGCTGTCACTTGTCCATCTGTTACTGTGGCGGTCACTGATGCACTATCAAGTTCAAAGTTTTCATAGTTAATAGTGACATTTGCCATGCCAGTTGGAATTGCTAATACGGATGGATTATTCTTGAATTCTAATTCATCTAGGACAATATGATTATTACCTTCACTGTTCACAAGTGTAATTGATTCTGTAAAGAATGGATCACTATATGCCTGTGGTCTAGTTTGATCTGCTGATGCCTGTGCACCGTCAACGTACATTTTGAAAACATTATTAGGATTTTGATAATCTTTTATGAGTTGTATAAAATGATACGAACTATCATTATAAGAACTACCCGATAGCATGCTATGACTACTTAATCCGTTTTGTTCTGACCATTTCCATTGTAGTTGTCCACCTATAAAATTAATTTCATTATCATCACCATTTACATCATCAAATGTTTTGAATCTTATAATTGTTGTGCTACCCGTATGTGTAGATGGAACTTTAACAAAGAAACTAAATGATAGATCTGTACTATCAGTGCTGCCCGGTGTACCAAAATTATAATCCCAATCAGATGTGAGATCTGAATCAATGAGAGTAATTCCTAAGCCGTAACCATATACACCAAACTTAGGATCAGTAATATAATTTTGAGGAGTTAATATGTTAGCACTGACTCGTACCGTTGGTGTAGATGTATAATAGTTACCACTATCCGTAATAGTAATTGATCCAATAGAACCACTGTCTGTCAGATTAATCAATCCTCCAGCATTACGTGAATCTTGATCTGGATCACTTATAACAACATAAGGTAGAAAGGTGTAGTTTCCATCACCGCTATCTGCAATTGTAAGATTAGTAATTCTTCCCATTATGAAATACTCGCCGTTGCTCTAGCACCTGCAGGTATTTTCAGACCTAGCTTATACTGATATGCATAATCTTTTTCAATATCATCAATGTCTGTAACACCGGTATCGAGATCTTCTCCAGTGTATTCGAAGAGAGTACATCTCAATTTAAATGTAGGTACATTTTCAATTTGATAGAAAGGTTGTTCGTGTTCAACCATGTTAATTTGAAAAAGTGATTTTGATAATGGTAGATAAATCAAATCACCTTCGGTTGGTCTATCACCTTGGATTGCGTTATCTGCTCTTGATACAGTACTCTTCCAACGTGACCTCGCCACAATAAATGTAGCTTCATCTCGTATTTCTACACCAAAGCGAGTAAAGAGATCTCCTTCACCGTCAAATCCCTCGGCATTCTCAATATACATTTCGATCTTATATGAATTCGAGAATGATGATGCTGGATCATCACCGAGTATTCTGTCTTCATTGACAATTGTTCTCGGAAGATAATAAACATCCTGTCCATATATCTTCAAAGACTCTATGATTAAGTCTTCGTACAGGTTGATTTCAGACCTGACTTTTTCCGAGAAGTAAATATTTCTTGCCATAATTATCCTACAAAGAAGTCAGCCGGTAATTCAAACTCGCTACGAATTCTCTCTCTTAATCTCTCTATTTCTTGATTTGCGTCATCGTATAATTGACGACCATTGAGTATTACACCACCCGGCAATTGTACACCATCAAACTTTATGAGGTTCATGCCCCATTGTCTCTTAATCAATGCCGTTGTGTATTCTTTTAACCACATGTCATTATATATTGAAGTGTGTGTATCTGGATCTAATAATGTATAAACCTCTGCAACAATATATTCGCCGGCTTTAATATCTTTATTTTTAAATTCACCAAAGATGTATAATCTATCCTGATGCCGAGACCAGTGTACTTGTGGATGACCATTCAGTTTCATATCAAGAATTGATAGATACTGCTGCATTTGTTCATAATAAGCAAGGTCACCTGCAAAATTCTGTAAGTCTGCAATGTCATTTAACATCATTTGGTATTTAATGTCGAAGAAATTAAATGATGAATTAAATGAACTAGAGACTGGGAAAAGCTTTGATACGTATAGAACATTAGATGACAGTGTAATGTATTCATTTGATACATCATCGGATGTAACAAGATGTTTTACATAAGTACGTATAGTTGCGTCTGAATGATATTCTTGATAGTATTGTATAGCTTCGTCAACACGATCTTCGATCTGATCATCATCTACATTGATTTCAAGTACTGGATCGCCGAGTTGTCTTTTACAATAATCTATAAGCTCATCACGTGTAGAAGGATTAGCCATATAAAAGTCTCCGACATAAAAATCTTTTGACTATTTATATGTTTTTTGAATTAAACTTAACCACTAAATTCTGTGGTTGGTACAGTAATCGATGCAGCCAGATCAAGGTTTGTTGCCTTTACATCTCCATCAGTGTTAATGAGATTTGCAAGTGTACGATTTAAGCTCATGCGAGGTCTCCGTACCAAATAATACACGCCATATCTTGATCAAAAAATCCTATGCCACTATTATTTGCATAAAATGTTCTTGTTCTATGTGAACCCGTTGCCCAAGTTAAACCTTTTATACCATAAGCAGTGGCATCATTAAAATCATTATCATCACAACCAAACGAATACATATATCTAACATCTGACCATGAATTGGTAAAATTAGCAGTAAAATCACCAGTTCCATTGTCAGTGGATGAACTTAAATTGAGACTTTTGTGCATAGTCGTAAGATCTTCATCGTGGTGTTGATAAGCCTTCGCAACACCATTCGTCACATAAGTGGAGGCGACCGTATTTCCGTCGGTATCTTGTATGGTTCCTACTGTAATTTTTCCGGTCATCCTATCAGCCTTCCTGCAAAGAACGAATAAACACCGCTAGGATCCACAAAGGCATTACTTCCGCCGGTCGAATATCCATAAATTGACACATAATCATCCTTTGCTAGTTCTTCGTATATTTTCATGCTACCTATTTCATAATCGGTATTAGTGGTATCTGAAGTATCAAGTCTTAATTGTTTACCTAGATTAGATCCGTTTTTATAGAAATTAAATCTATAAACATCACTAGCATTACCTGTTATAAAAAACATATAAAACTCGTATACTCCAGCTGTTGGAGCCGTAAATCTACCAGTAGTAGTATTAAAATGGTTTCCTCTATTTACACGAACACTATCAAAAACAGTTAGTTCTGTTGGAGTGGTTGTTAGTGTAAGATCTTGTCCCCCGCCTCCGCTACTTCCAGTTGCATCAATATGAAATACTGGCAAATTTGGATATGTAAGATGACCTCCAGAATTTTGTATAGTACTCATGCGAGGTCTCCGTGAGCTACATAATTAGTAATATCTGCATCAGTTAAAACCTCGCTGGTGTTTGAGGTCTGAACGTTCGTTGAACCTGTAAGTCTATTGCCTGCATCCGGATCACCAGTATATATGCTGTGCAACCAGGCTGTTCCAGATGCATGTCCAGTAGCTACATAACCATAATTTATATTAGCAAAATTATTTGTCCAGTTATGTGTATAGTTACCTGTTGCGGTGTCAGTTATACTAGACAAATTTAATGAACCAAATGCAGATGGGGTTCCAGTTCCATTTTGAACTACATATGCCTTCGCTGCATTTTGCTGAGTCAGCGTGACTGGACCATCACCAGTTGCATTCGATAGTGTTGTTACTCTGAGTTCACTTGTCATTAATCTGCATCCGCTATTGTTAGTGTACCAGCATTTACTTGTCTCATCAAATCATCATAGTGTCTATTACCTAC